CTGATTTTGGAGGATATGTTATGGACGAAGCTGCAGAAGTACAAGGTCCTAATGATGGGGTTGGACAGCAGTTAGGTATTGAAGATGCACAGAACTTCGGCATGCAAGCCCTGCAAGGGGTAGTTACTGGAGCTGCTGGGGCTAAAAAAGCGGATTCTGCTGAAGAAGTTGTCGATCCAACTGCTACTCCTGAGACACCAGGGGTAATTGATCAGGTAGCGGGTGGAGATACACCACAAGGAGCAACGGGCGGGGGGACTGCTTCAAACCAGTTGACACCACAAGAGCTGCAGGCTATAAGAGCTATGTTAGCAAACCCAGCTTTACTTCAAGGTCAGCAACCAGCTGTTGTAACACCTCCAGTAGGAAGTGATCAAGGGACTGAAGTGCAGCTTACAAGAGGCGCTAAACTAAGATCAACTAGAGAAAGATCACATATTAAAGGAAATACATTTGGATTTGCAAATAGATAAAAAATGGCTACACTAACAACAACAATAACAGAGGAGATTACTCTTAACGGTAAAGACAGAGGATCCTCTAATACAATGAACATCACTTCTGTGTCTGATATATATCACAGACTTGTTTCATGCCCAGCGAATAATAATACCACTGTAGCTACATTTCAGGCTGCAGTACACACTTCAGACAATGCAAATCCTTTGGCTTGTAAGTATATTAGGGTTACAAACTTAGATCAGACAAATGAAGTGGTTATGTCTTTGCAGATATCAAACGATGAGGATGGAACCGCAGATGCTTCTACAAGTATTCTTCTTACAGCAGGGCAAAGTTTTATGATGAGCTCTGGAGAAGAAGGGGTTGCCACTGCATCTGATTCAGCTGCAGTAATTACTGATGGAGATATGCACGACCTTGAAAGTATTATCATTGATCCCAAAGGCAATACAGTCCAAGTCGAGGTATTTATCGCTAGCTAATAATATGTATATTTGTCAAAACGAAAAAGAAAACTATGGATCACGCTAAAAAAATGCCAGGTGGAACTGGCTCAATGATGTCACGAAGAAAAACATTAGGGAGTATGATGAATCCTCAACCCATGCAATTTGCTATGGGAGCTAAGATGTACACTCATGGAGGATCTCATTCAGGAATGGCTGTCGGAGGAAGAGCACCTGCAGGTGTTAGCTCTATGGGATATTCAAAAGAGGAGATGGATCAGCTTGATCAAATGAAAAAAATGTTTCAAAATGCTGGAGGGATGAACACGCCTGAAGGTAAAAAAATAGCAGCAAAAGCAAGAGCTTTACAAGATAGGATTTCTTTAGCTGAAGTATATGAAAGATATCCTGATGAATTTGGTGAGATGCCAGTGAAATCAAACGCTATGGGGAGAATGCTTAAAGAATACTTGAAAGGCGGTAAGAGTGATGCTGGTTTAAAAGCTTTAGCTGCATCGAATCCAAACCTAACATACAAAGAGGCTATGTCTGGTATGAGGCTTATCAAAGATCCAGTAGGCATGAAGAGTGCGGGAGAGGGACGTAAGATGTATCAAAATGGAACTGGGGATCCTCAAGGTGATCCTGTACCTGAAAGAATAGATCCTAATGATCCAGGATTCCAGGATTTTCTTAGAGCAACTGGTGGCCGACAAGGCGCATACCCTTATTACGAAGAATATAAGGGGGATCCAATTAAACGAGGAACAGTACTCGAAGGTAAACCCTTCGGTGAATTTGACGATGTTATTTTAGGTCAATACGGTTTGGGTTTTTCAGGAGTAGCGGTAAACCCTGAGCTGTACGCATTTCCTACTTCAGTGCCTGAGGAGGAAGGTCGACGCTTAACTAGTGATGAATTAACTACTCGTGCTTTTCTAAAGCGAGGAATACCACAAAGCATATATAATCAGGGTAAAAGAGTTAGTGGAGTTCCTAGAATTCAGATGACACAGGGCGAGGCTATTGACGAAAGCATTAGAAGATATGAGGCAAATCTTGCGGCAGAGCAAGCGTATAGAGACTATCTTGCTAAACAAAAGAAACGAGGACCAGCTCAACCAGTATATAGGTCTACTCCAGGTGGAGGGTTTTCAGTTACAGGAACTCAGAGTCAAATTGACGCTACCAATCCAAACAGATAATAAAAACTATATAAATAAAAAAAGGGCCTCACGGCCCTTTTCTTTTGTGTTTATGTTGTGTTATCTAACAACAACTAACTTATCAAAGTCGTTTCCCACCCATTCTACATCAGACCTTACGTAAGTGTCTTGAACTTGCAGTCCATCAATGTTCTTCTTTACGAAGTCTACGTAGCTTTCATTTATAATAAAAAATGTTCTCTCACCCATAGGTTCTTGATTAATTGTGCAGAATACAACGTATACTCCAGCTTCAGTCCATGTATGCAGAGCGTGCTCTCCGTACGACACTACAGGCTCAAACTCCATAATAGAATATTCACCCTCCATCTTATCCCAAGCTTCTTCAGTAGGATCTACATTTGTTACTTTCCATACGTGGAACTCATCAGCCAATCCTAAAGCTGAGTGGTAGGTTTCTTGGATATTAGTAGATAATTCTTGTGCCGATACAGCTGTAGCTGCTACTAAGGCGAAGGTTAAAAATAGATTTCTCATGACTTAATGTATTGAATTATATTTTGTATTTTTGCTTAAACGCTGATCTTAGTATATGAAGAATAATCGAGACCACCAAAATATAAAGTGTGAAAAAATCTTAAACGCTTGAAGAAGTATTACTTCAACACTAAGAAAAAACGCAAGGATCACGCTACAGAGGCGGAGCTCATACGGCTTAATAAATTAAAGAATGAAACTAGAGGTAATAAGATTCAACAAAGGAAAAGACGCAACTAATGGGTTGTTATTTGATGTGACTGATGAAAAAAGAAAGTTCTTATGCTACACTTTAGAAGATGAAAGCAGAGAGGAAAAAGTGTGGGGCGAAACGTGCATACCAGAAGGTGAGTATAAGATAAAGTTTAGAGAGACTGGGGGGTATCATGCAAAGTATTCTAAAAGGTTTGCTGATATACATAAAGGCATGCTACACCTACAAGACGTACCAGGCTTTGAGTATATACTGATTCATTGTGGCAATACAGATGAAGATACAGCAGGTTGTTTGCTTTTGGGGGATACACAGGAGAACAACAACATTAAGGAAAATGGATTTGTAGGCAAAAGCACAACAGCGTACAAGAGAGTCTACCCACCTATAGCAAAAGCTTTAGAGAGTGGAGAAGAGGTTACTATAGTGTACAGAGACTTTGCAGAAACCCTTATATTAGATCCTGTAGACGTAAAAGAAATATTTAAAGCAGAATGTTAGGATTAGGAACAAATATAACTTCACCATACATAGCAGATGCTGGGTATGTAAATACTCATTCGCTTAGTCTCGATGGGGATGGAACTGGATCAAACGTAGATGCGCTTGATACAAATACTACATTACAAGCTCAACTTAGAGACAGCTTTAGTTTTTCTCTCTGGGTTAAGCTAGATGAAGGACAACCCTCCTCAAGTAAGTATTTTATTGGTGCTGCTGATCAAGGAAAAAACATTGTGAGTTTTGGAGTTAATAACTCAGGACTAATTAACTTTATTATGACTTCATTTACGTCTGGCACAGGAACTGGTCGTGTTCTAGTTAACTCAAGTGCAGTTGTTTTTAGTTCTGGAGCTAGTGATTGGACTCATTTAGGGGTTGTTACAACTGAAACTGGAGGAACATCAAGTCATAAGTTATATGTTAATGGTCAAGAAGTAGCTTCAAGTGCAATCTTTGGCTTAAGCGCTGCTCAACACAGTGCATATACCAGCAGTGTTAATATTATCTTTGGGGGATTAAATAGTTCAGGGACAAGTTCTGGAGGAATAGATGGTTTAATAGACGAGTGTGCGTTTTTTGATGATGCCCTTACAGACGCTGAAATGTTGGCCATAGGTGGGGGTGGAGCCCCTACAGATATTACAGGGCATGATCACTTATTTCTTTACTACAAATTGAATAACAGTACTACTGATGAAGTAGGAAATAGTAATGGATCGCTTTTAGGTCAAGCTGCTTTCTCAACTACAACACCTTAACGATGGCTATATACACAATACTTACTGAAGAAGAACTTCTATCTCAAACAGATTCAGATATACAAGATTTTATTTTAAATAACTTTGCTGACACCGCTGCAAGCCCAAATAGAATCATGCTTAAGTTTGATGATTCTTTACCAGCTAGTTTAAGTTCTTACGATTCTTACACAGAGTCTGAAGTTCAAGCAATGAGATCCGATTCTAGTAGCGATTGGTATTTAACTTATTTATCTAGCTCTCTATAAAAAGCTTGCACAAGCAATCTAGCCTTTTGGGTTAGTGCATACCTCACCCTATAGTTCATCTTTGTTTCGCTTCTGAATAAGTGATCTTCAAATGTTTGAGACGGCGTCAGCTTGTCAAAGTATTTGTACACGTAACCTTGATTAACTAACTCATATACAAGTCTTTGTCCTAGCTTCTTAATTGAGTAATCATAATCTTTTGAAGCATGTTTAAGTGTCCAGAACTCTAGATCGTATGCCCATAACATAAACATCAGTTCTTTTTCAAAAATGTCCTTCTTTAAACAAAATTTCTTTATACTGGTTCTTAAATACTTAAGGTGATTGTTTTTTACGTATCTTTGATTAAGCTTCGAAAATTCCCTGAATAGTTTTTTATTTGGTTCGGTTTTCAATTTTGTTAAATTAATTTATATGCTAAGATATGAATGACGATGAGTTTCTAGATAAAGTAAACGAGATTCTTATTGATATAAATAAGCTTGCTATAAAATATGAAGTTGAAGATAGGCTAATGTCTGCATCTGTGTATGGTCTTATTGAACGTGACATATTAGGCAACACCAGCATAAAAGCTGTGTATAATTACACGCTTGAAGATTTAGAAGAACTAAATGATATTTTAACATTTATCATAAAAACATATAAAGAAAAAGGGGGCGACGACGATGGTCCAGATCTAAGCGGATTATTAGATGGGACTGGAATATTTTTAAATTAAAACAAATGGAAGGACTTATTAGAAAGATTATAATCGGGACGGACCCGAAGGATGGAATGGCTTATTACGTAGGCATGAGAGCTGGAAAAGGAGAAGTTAGCGCAATAGTATTAGACGAAAGACATCTATATAAATATGGTAAAACAAGATATCTTGTATATTTGCAAGAAGAAGATAACTCTCAAGTTCTATGGAAGGCTATCGACGACATGCCATGTATGATAGAATTTGACTTAAATTTTTAACATGTCACACAAGACTTATCCTAACGGAGAGATAATACCAGATCAACTCCCCAATGCATACAGAGTAGGTAACGCTAACAAGAAATGTTCAAACTGTGGATTTTTTGTAGCGGTATCTTCATACTGCTCTAAATGGGGAGCTATTGTAAAAGCAGGTTACTTATGTAATGCATGGAAGCCCATGGAAGGCGGAAGCAGTAATGTGAGGTCAGCATCAAGAGCCGCATCAGGAGGATCATATGGCGGAGGATACTAATAAGCCTAGAGGTTTGGGTGATACTATAGCCCAGATAACTAGAGCAACAAGAATTAAAAATATTGTCGACGCTTATACAAAAGCAACGGGGCAGGATTGCGGGTGTTCCAAAAGACAAGCTAAATTAAATAAAATGTTCCCGTACAAGAAATCAAAAGATGAAAACCTATAATTTATTTATAGTAGAGTTAGAGAAAACAATAAACGATACTATAACAACTGACTCAGGCCTAGAGTTGTACATTGACACAAAGATGGACGATATGGGAGAGTTTAATTACAGAGTGACTGAAGGCCCCGTAGTGGCCATCCCATTTAAGTACGAAACAGGAGTTAAAGAAGGTGATACGTTATACTTTCATCATCTTGTCGTCATGCAAGATGGTCAAAAACTTACTGGGCAGGATAACAACTATTTTGTAAGGTATGATGAGAAGCACGCTCTTAACAATCAGGCTATCGCTTACAAATGTCAAAACACAGGGGAGATAAAACCTCTTGCTGGTTGGTCTTTATTAGAGCCAGTAGAACAGGAGAAAAAAGTAACGTCCGATCTAATAGAGGTAGTGTCTTTAAAAGAAGAGCTTCCAACTCAAGGTAGGGTTGCTTTTATGGCCCCATGGATAGAAGAGCTTGGATTAAAAGTTGGAGATGTAGTTGGCTTTCAAGAAAATAGAGATTACCGCATCAAAATAGATGGTAAGGAATATTACCGTACAAGAGTTGAAGATTTATTAGGGGTTTATACTGAAGAAAATGTTTGATAAAAAAGAACTTTGGTTGCACCTAGAAGACTATGAATGCTTGCTTGCTGATGGATTCGATGATGCTGTTATAGGTGTAACATTTGGTATAGAACCAAAAGCTGTATATAGTGTAACTAAATGTTTAGATATACTTGTAGAAGAAGGCATGACGATGGAGGATGCTGTAGAACATTTTGAATACAATGTAGGTTCAAGTTACGTAGGCGATAAAACTCCTATATGGGTGTACGACTATCAAGACGATGAGTAAGTTTACGACAATAGATGCTTCTAAAAAACTTATGAGGAGTATGGAGGTTGCTATTAACAACATGATTGAAGAGGTAAAAAAACCTGTTGATCCAGATATTAGTGGTAGTGCTAGAAAAGCTGAGCTTCAATCTATTAAACAGACCGCAACGGATTGCAAGGAGCTTATTATCGAAAGACAGCGTTTAGAGCAAATGGTTAAAGATCTTCAGACTAACGGTGAGATAGGAGAGGTGAAGGATTATACTGGAGGTTTTGCAGAGCGTTTTTCTAAATGAGTGGTGTCATAAAAATAAAAGACAGTGATGAATTTGCTATCTCAATTTGTCCCAATGATACGCAAGGTGAAGTTATCGAACTCGGTGGGTTATTCATTTGCCTTCCCAAAAAGCCGCCGAAGAAACAAATTTTCGGACATAAAAAATCAAAGTCTGTGCAGATGTGGCAAAGGACATCTATGCCTGAGGAATTGTCTCGTATTAAATCTATGGATGAGTGGGCGGAGATGCCAAGACAATTCAGAGAAAGGTTTCGTCCATATATCGAAGAGGAGTTTAGGCGTAGGCGTGAGGGTTTTTGGTTTTATAACAACGGTGCAGCTACATATATTACGGGGCGGCATTACATGATGTTACAATGGACGAAGATGGATATAGGTTATCCTGATTATCTATCGTTCCAGCGTGACATATTTATACACATGGCAGCATGTGAGTCTGATCCAAGATGTATTGGTCAATTGTATACCAAGTGTCGTCGTTCGGGTTACACCAACATATGCTCTTCGGTACTGCTTGATGAGGCAACTCAAGTGAAAGACAAGTTGTTGGGTATACAATCTAAGACGGGTAAAGACGCACAAGAGAATATTTTTATGAAGAAGGTTGTGTATATGTTTAGACATTATCCTTTCTTTTTTAAACCAATACAAGATGGTACTACGAATCCAAGAATGGAATTAGCTTTTCGTGAACCATCAAAGCGTATCACTAAAAACAATAAAACATCACAAACTGGTGAAGCGCTTAACACAGTTATTAATTGGAAGAACACTACAAACAATGCGTATGATGGTGAGAAACTACATATATTATATTTAGACGAAGCAGGAAAATGGGAAAGACCTACAGACATAAGAGACGCTTGGAGGATCCAGAGGACCTGTTTGATCGTCGGAAGAAAAATCGTGGGAAAGGCGCTAGTAGGAAGCACCGTAAACCCGATGGACAAAGGAGGAAAGGAGTACAAGGAACTATGGAGGGATTCGAACCCTACGGAGAGGAACGCGAATGGTAGAACTATATCTGGACTATATAGATTGTTCATACCAGCATATGAGTCTTTAGAGGGTTTCTTTGATCAATATGGATATCCAGTTATAGAAGATCCTGAACAACCCATACACGGTGTTGATGATGACATGGTGTTGCAAGGATCAAAGACATATCTTAAAAACGAAAGAGCTAGTTTAAAACACGACCCCTCAGAACTTAATGAGGTTACTAGACAATTTCCGTTTACTGAAGATGAAGCATTTAGAGACAGTATTGATGGTAGCATATTTAATATTGGAAAGATATATGAACAGATTCAACACAATGATGATTTATTCCCAAACCCTATAGTTACTGGAAACTTTATTTGGAAAGACGGACAGCAGGACAGTCATGTTGTGTTTTCTCCAGATCCAAATGGCAGGTTTAGAATTACATGGATGCCACCCGCAGAGATTCGTAATTCTGTAAAGATGGAGAGAGGTAAGCGTACTCCAGGGAATTCAGATGTTGGGGTGGGTGGCGTTGACTCATATGATCTTGATGAGACAGTAGATGGCAGGGGGTCTAAAGGGGCACTGCATCTTTACAATAAGTTTCATATTGAGCATCCATCAAATATGTTTGTTTTAGAGTATGCGTCTCGTCCACCGCTTGCTAAAATGTTTTATGAAGATGTACTAATGGCGGCTGTATTCTACGGTTATCCTATCTTAATTGAAAACAATAAGTATGGTATCGCAAGATACTTTGAATCAAGAGGTTATGATGGTTATCTAATGGAGAGGCCTGCTCACTTAAAATCAAGTTCGGCATCTATAAAGGTTAAAACAAAAGGAATACCATCAAACTCTCAAGATGTTATACAATCTCACGCTCAAGCTATTGAGGCTTACATTCATGATCATGTAGGAATAAATAGAGACAATGGTTCGATAGGTAAGATGTATTTTAATAAAACTCTTGAGGATTGGATAGGCTTTAAGATAAACAACAGAACGAAATTTGACTTGACTATATCTTCAGGACTAGCTCTTTTA